CTAAATAATAATTATGGATGGGGAGATAATTTAAATATCTTTTATAAAGGAAGATTAGTAACTAAACTAGAAAGTACACCTTATCTAAAAGGTGATTTACATATTAGTGATAAAGCATTAAATTTAACTTCTCCAGACAGAAAAGATGTTATTAAGGATAGTAAATTTTATGATTTTAGAAATATAGTTAAGACTTATGCTGAAAAACTATGTGCGGAAACAATGCTCGAAGGTGACGAAGATGAAATTAATGAATTTACAAGTGCAATTAGTTATTATGTAAACAAGAAAGAAATTAAAAATATGATTAAATTCCTTACATTTAAAAGTAGTGATGAAAAGGACTTAGAATATTTAAGGGGCGTTGCTATAGCAAAAGGTAAAAATAAAGGAATTAATAATTTTAAAGATTATGAATTGCACTTACGTAAAGAATCAAATCAACAAAATGAATCTAATTTTGAAGAAGTAACTATTGATGCTAAAATTAAAACTCAACCTCCAAAAGCAAAAGGAATTATAGTGCATCAAGGTAGCAGTTCTTATTCTGATGGATATGTAGAAAAACCAGAGATTAAGGATAATGAAACTACTGTAAAACAAGGAGAGATTATTCTAAACAATGATCAACCAGTATTCTATATTGGATTTTCAGAAGTTGAGAAATACGAATATAAACTCAATGTAGTAAAACACTATAATTTAAAAATAATTATTGCAAGAAATAAAATTGAGGAAGAAATTCTTAAAAACATGAAAGATTCTGATAATGTATTACATATTTCAGAACTAATTGAAGATGTAATAATAACTGGAATATTGTCAGATACATCATTGAATATTAGAGAACATAGAGCATTAATGCTATTTGATATGATTAGTAGGATGGTAGGACTATCTTATAATGCTTTTGTAATAGGTAATTTAGCCGTTACAAAAAATATAAATGTAGAAAGTTTAGATATTAATACTCAAATTATTGAAGACAATGTATTTGTAATTAGGAATATTGAAGCAAATAAAGTTTATGTAGATAGGAAAATTATAGATCAAACTAATTTAAGGGAAGATTTAGAAGTTAATTTGGATATTAGTGATTATAAATTTATTTTGGGGAATCTTTATAACATTGTTGAAGAACTTAGACTTCTAGAGCATAAAAATAAAGATGACTATATGAATACAATATTGAGTATTTTGGGAAGTTCAATTTAAACGATTAGATTTTAGAAGAAAGAAGGAGTAAAATAAATGTTAATCAATAAAATTAAATCAGACGCTCTTGAAGCACGTAAGGTTCGTAAAACTGATACCGCTACATTATTAACAACTCTATATTCTGAAGCAAGCATGATAGGAAAGAACGCAGGAAATAGAGAATCTACAGACCAAGAAGTATTGCAAGCCATTGAGAAATTTATTAAAAATGCAAATGAAGTTAAGGAAATATTATTAAAAAATAATAAAGATGTTAGCAATGTGGAAAATGAGATTAAAGTTTTGAGTAAGTATTTGCCTCAAAAGATGAGTTATAATGAGTTAGAAAGTGTTGTTAGAGATATTATAGAAGCATTGAAAGATATAAATTCAGAAGTACAAATGGGTAAAGTTATGTCTGTATTGAAGAACTCCTATGGTGGTACTTATGATGGGAAAATTGCTAGTGAAATTGTAAAGAAGGAAATTGTGCAAATTGTGAACGCGATCCTAAAGGTTCGGATAACTATTGGTGTAAGACGCAATTGTTACAAGAATGCTTTGATTGGTTTGATAAATATTTGGAAGAATAGTAGTTCGAAATTGTGATTTCCTTGGATAAAAAATAAATAAAATAAAAGGAGAAATGATAAAATGAATGATGTACAAATTTATGAAAATACTGAATTAGGTTTTAAAGTAAGAACAAAATTAAATGAGGACAAAAGTATTAGCATGAATGCCGAAGATACGGCTATTGGGTTTGGATGGTATGAAAAGAAAGGTGATAAAATATATCCAAGATGGAGAACAATAAATGGATATATTAGTGATTTTGGGTTTTCGCAAGAAGTTGCGAAAGATGATTATATACAAGAAAGTCTATTTTATCTTCTGGGAATGAAAGCAAATAATGAATCTGCAATTGGTTATCAAAAATGGTTAGCTATTGATGTGATCCCTTCCATTCGTAAACATGGTGCTTTTATTGCAGATAGTGAAAACGTAGATGAGAGTTTTATTTTAAATGAATTAAGATTTAGTAAAAAGAGAACCATAAAAACTTTTACAAATGCAAACATAGGTGATATTAAAAAGCTATATGAGGAATTTAGAGAATATATAGATTCCGAATATAAATATAAAACAGACGAAAGAGTGGCACGTTATAAAAGTGTTGAGAAGGGACTAGATGGTTTACATGATAGATTGATCGCAGAAGATACCAGTAATGTCGGTGATTGCTATAATGTTAGAAAACTTAAAGAAAAGGTAATTATTGATAGAACTACATTAGAGAAAAGAATTAGTGGTGGCGAAAAGGCAGGAATGACAAGAGAAATAAGTAGGTTAAATGATGAAATTGAGAACATAAATTCTGCAAGTTGCTATTGTGAATTAGATAATGACTAATATTTAAAGTAAGAAATAAAATTATTTGACATAATATCTCTTTTGTGTTATTATTAATGTAGTACAAAAGAGATATAAATTTAAGAAAGAAGGAATTATAAATGGAAAAAGTATTAGAAGTTATTAATCAAATCCAAGGTACAAGTGGTAGGAACGATAAGGAATCTATTATTAAGAAAAATAAAGATAATGAATTACTTAAGGATATTTTCAAATTTGTGTACTCAACCGAAATAAAAACAGGTATCAAACGCAAGAAACTAGAAAAAGAAGTTAAGTCTAAACCCAATACAAAGATTAATGGTTTTTATGAATTAAAAGATTTTCTTGTTATTAATGGAACTGGTTCAGATCAAACTATTGCAAATATTCAACAATTTTTATCTGAACAAACTGAAGAAATGCGAGAATTATACATACAAATTATTCTTCAAGATTTAAGAGGAGGTTTGAGTGAAAAAACTATCAATAGTGCATTAGGATATGAACTTATCTACATTCATAGATTAGAAAAAGGTGAAGTTGCCGAAGAAAGACATCTTAAATTGCTTAAAGGTAGGGAATTTGGTATTTACAAAAAGGAAGATGGATATAGGGCTGAAATAGAAGTAGGCAATGATAAAGTAAAAGTCATGTCTTCTGGAGGAGAATTGTTTAAGGGTTTATTGGATATAGAAAATATTCTATTAAATGCAGATTTACCTCATGGAGTTTTTGCTTGTGAATTATTGGCAGTAGATGATGATAACGAAATGACTAGAATGGAAAGATTCAACAAAACAGGTTCAATATTAAGAAGAGACGGAGAAAAATATGGGATTGAAGTTAGAGTATTTAATTTCATTCCAGACAATGGGTTTTATGAAGGAAAACATCCAATGATTTGCAAAGATAGAAAAATATTAGCAAAGCAATTGGTAGATAAAATAAACTCTCCTCTGATAAAAAATATTGATGCTTTTTATATTGGGAAAGATTTATCTCAAATTGATTATTGGTTTGAACAAATGATGAATATAGAAGACGAGGGTATTATGGTTTTGCCAATGGATCAAAAATATGTTGGGAAAAAATCATATCAACAAATGTTAAAGGTAAAAACTGAAAAAGAAGCTGATTTACGTGTAATTGGTTTTGAAAAGGGTGAAAAAGGTAAAGAATTTGAAAATACATTAGGTAAAATGATTGTGGATTATAAAGGCAATCCTGCAAAAGTGATGTGTGGATACAAAGTAAAATATAATTCAGAAAAATATGACGATAGAATGGTCAGAGATTATATATGGACTCATCAAGAAGAAATCTTAGGAAAGATTATTAAGGTTCGTTATACAGATGAGACTACAAATGATAAAGGTGGGGTTGATTTAAGATTATGTAGACTAATTGAATATCGTGATGATAAGACAGAACCGAGTTATAATTAAGAAAGGAATGATTATATGATTAAAATAATTGACGGAGATATATTAAAAGCAGAAGAGGATATCATTTGTCATAGTTGTAATTGTCAAGGCGTAATGGGTGGAGGAATCGCAAAACAAATCAAAGAAAAGTATCGTGAAGTATATAGGCAATATAAAACACTATGCGATAGAACAGAATCAAAAGAGTTATTAGGGTCTGTACAACTTCTTGGATGTGACGATGGCAAAATCATAGCAAATTTGTTTGGGCAAGAAAATTACGGAAGAAATGGACAATATACTGATTATGATGCATTAAGAGAAGCATTAACTTCCATTTATGAAAGGGCAATAAATCATAAAGAATCTGTTGCCATTCCTTACAACATCGGATGCTCGCTAGGTGGAGGCAATTGGGATATAGTTTATAAGATAATTAAAGAAGTTTTTCACGACTATGATGCAACCTTATATAGATGGGAGGTGAAATAATGAGTGAAGTAAATCCATTATATCTTGTCAAAGTAGAACCTGGAGCGAATAACAATAAATATTATCGTATGATTCCCAATGGTTCTGTATTTGACGTTCAATATGGTAGAATTGGAACATCTGGTTATCAAACAACCTCCTACCCAATGAGTAAATGGGAATCTACTTTGAAAAGTAAATTAAAGAAAGGATATGAAGATCAAAGTAGATTAGTTGCTGATACAATCGTTAAAGAAAAGAAGAACAAAGAATACTTAGATATTCAAAATAAAGTAATTGCATCAATTGTATCAAGACTTCAATCTATGGCACGACAAGCAATTGCAGATAACTATACAATTTCTTCAAATAAAGTTACTCAAGTAATGATTGATGAAGCACAATTAACTTTAAATAACTTAATTAGTTCTGATAATCTTGAACTGTTTAATAAAACGCTTGTGGAATTATTCAAGATCATTCCTAGAAAGATGAAAAAGGTTAAAGATAACCTAGCGACAAAAGTAGAAGATTTTGGTGAGATAATTCAAAAAGAACAAGATTTACTTGATGTAATGAGAGGCCAAGTAGTACAACAATCTGTAGTTAAAGAGGAAGAAGATGCTACTGAAAACGAGCCAATCAATAATCAAACAATATTAGATGTTATGGGTCTGCAATTTGAAGAAATTACAGAAGAAGAGAAGAAACTAATAAAGAAAACACTTGGTTCAATTAGTGATAAATTCTATCAGGCATGGAAAGTTACTAGCATTAAGACACAAGAAAAATACGATAGTTATATCAAGGAAAATAATATTAAAAACACCAAACTTCTTTGGCACGGATCTCGCAACGAGAACTGGTGGAGCATTATCAACACAGGATTAGTTCTAAGACCATCAGCAGTGGTTACAGGGAAGATGTTTGGATATGGGATATATTTTGCCCCTAAAGCACAAAAGAGCCTTGGATATACATCTCTTCACGGTTCATATTGGGCCGGAGGAAATTCAAATTCAGCATTTATGAGTTTATATGATGTGGCATATGGTAAACCTTATAATGTTCATTCTTTTGATAATAAGTATCATAATTTTAACTATGAATCACTGCAAAGAGAATGTAAAGGAGCAAATTGTTTACATGCCCACGAAGGAAGTATGTTAAGAAATGATGAGATTATTGTCTATAAGGAAGATCAAATTACAATCAAGTATTTAGTAGAACTTAAATAATTTAAAAATAAAATATAAAGGAGTTTTGATAAAATGGGAAATCAAGATGCTAAAATTAAGGAAATTACATATCATGGAACTAAACAATATTTTACGGAGGTTGACGCTAGAACAAAAGATATTATCAAAGATAGTTCTTTTAGAACTTCAGCGAAACATGAAAAGGTTATTCAAAATAATAACGCTACAATTGTAATCCTCGAAGACGGATCAAAAGGAGTGTCAAAATGCTTACCTGTTGATACATATAATGAGACAAAGGGAATTAAAATTGCATATATTAGAGCAAAAATAAAATCATTGCAAAAAGAACTTAAAACTTTAGTAAAATCATAAAATTAAGAAAGGCAAGAATCCTGAAATCGTTGCTATTAAAGGGTTTCAGGATTCTCCAAATAGCATAAAATATCGATTTCGAAGGCATTTAGAAAGGACTGATAAAATTGGACAATATAGAAAAATTCAAACAAGAATATGAATGTATATGGTTAAGAGAACAAAATAATACATCTTTAAGTCCAAATGGCTTGTGTTTATTACACATATATAAGGCAATACATAAAAACTGTGTATGGATACATGAGCAAATGAGAGAAAATCCAAACGACAATCTTAATGTTCTAAGTCATATAATTAATGAAATTTGTCATGAATTAAAAATAAATAGTGAAAAAATATTTACTATTTTACCTTCCGGCAGACTAAAACCTAGTCAATTTGAGAGATATATTGACGAAAAGAATATACCAAAAATTTATAAAGATGAATATAAAATAGTCTGGAATAGGTATACTCAATTATCGGCAGAATATAGAAAAAGACAAGAGGAAAACGAAAAAGAAAGATGTAAAGATGGATATTATACATTTAATTATAACTTCAAAGACTAGTTTGATTTGGAGGATAGGAGTGATATAAATGGATTTTGATAATATGGCAAGAGAAGAATTATTAAAAGTTTTAAAAGAAAGTTATATGAAATTAATTCGTCCAATACCACATAGTCCAACATTTAAAGTCGGAAATTATTATAAAGGAGAACAACAGGAGATGATGAGATAGAAATATATGGAGATGAAATTACGTTATATTTAACATTTGATGAAACAGATAAATATTTCAGAGAATAAATCAAATACCAATTTTATATACTCAGTAAGAAAGGATGATAAAATAATGGATGAAAGTAATAACGAACATTTTCCAGTAGTTACTGTAATATTTAAAGACAGAACAATGTTAAATTATTGTGTTGTTTTTGAAGATGAACCATCAAAAGGTATGGAGGGGTTAAAATATCAGGATGAAATCGAATTAAAGTTCAAGAAACTTCCTTGGTACTCAAGATTTGATGGTTGGGTTTACTTCCAAAGCAGATACATAAACGGTTGCTTTCACGTAGAAAATGTAGATGAGTATAAGATTTATTTTGTATCTAAAGAAGAATTTAAAGGAGAAAAATAAAACAATCACAAAAACAGATATTTTACTTTATGGAGCGTTGCTTGAAAGTGACATGTATGCTGATGGATATGGTTCAACTGACGAGGATACAAAATTATTACAAAAGGCTTTAAAGAAAATATATGGTGTCACAGAAGAAACTTCGGAAGAAGATGTTTGGAAAGTGGAAAAGCAAATGAATGAAGATATGAAAAAGTTGGTTATAGATTTTAGGAGTAAGATGACAGAGTATTTAGGAAAGGAATGAGTTAAATTGAAATTCAAAGAAAAAGATAGAGTGAGAGTTAAAAATATAAGAGACGAAGCTACAATATGTGATATTGAACCAAGTTATTTAATTGGTAAAATAGGTACGATTATTTTTATTGACCATATTCCAGAAATCAATGGGGATATTGATTGTCCATATGAGATTAGATTCGATGATTATAAAGCGCAGGAATCAGGAAATGCTTTTTGGGAAGAAAGTGAATTAGAATTAATTAGTTCAGAAGAAATTCCTTTATATCCATTTAATCTTCCAAATGATAGGAATATTTCAGATGCTTTTTATTACTTGAAATCCAAGGGAGTTACGCCTGAACTATATGAAAAGTTATGGGAGTTATGGAAGCAAATTAAAAGGATTTTAAGCTTAATTAAGAAAGGAATATTAAAAAAATGAGAAGATATAGAACTAGTTCAACAACGTCTAGTGGTGTAGGCATAGGATCTGTTATTGCTGTAATTTTATCTTGGACAATTAATCATTCAATATTATGGGCTATTTTGCATGGTATACTAAGTTGGTTTTACATAATTTATTGGGTAATTAAATACTAAGAATGAACTACTTTATTTGGAGGAAGAAAGATGAAAGTAAGAATTATAAAAGACCTGTCGGCAGAAAATAATAGTACGTTTCCTATTAAGAAATTTATAGGTAAAGTATTTAATGCAGAACATCTAGCAGACAACAGTGTTGATGTAGACTTTGGTGAATATTTGGGTGAATATCTAGGAACATTACACGTTTTTGAAGGTGAATATGAAATTGTAGAATCCTAGCATAAACTTTAACTTTTAATTGTTTTAAGAAAGGAATTGATTTTATGAAAAAATATATGACTTTTGGTTGGGTGCTTGAAGGTGGAGGATGGGTTGTCAGTGACACATTGGAAGAAGCAAAAGGTTTGTGGAGTTTTGGAAAAATAGTATTTGAGATTAATTCTGAAGATGCAGAAGAATTAATGGCATATGGAAAAGAAGTAAAAAGCAATAGACTCATATTGGAAAAACTTAAAGAGAAATATTCTATTGCCTATCAAGAAAATGAACCACCAAATTATTTAGTAAGCAAATAATTTCCCAGAAAATTATGGTTCAATGGAGGTGATTTAATGACAGTAAATGATTTGTATGAAGAACTTGGTAAACTAATGAAAAATAATCCTAGTACAGTTAATGATGAAATTTATTACTTCAGTTACGATTGGAAGGTTGATGCTATTAATAGTTTAAGTATTGAATGGGATTTAGATTGGGAAGGCAGATACATAATATTAAAATAGTGACTCACAAGGGACAATTCAATTCAATAAATAAAGGAGGATAAATTATGACAATTTGTAGAGAATGTGAATTTTACTCAGAGGATGATTTAACAGGCCTATCTCCACAAGATAAATTAGATCATGTAAGTGGTCACTGTATGGATGCTGATAATCCAGATTTTAATGAATGGGCAAGAACATTTGGTAGAGGTATTACTAGAGAAGATTCATTAACAAGTCCTAAATGGTGTAGTAAAAGAGATAATCCTGAAACAACAGAAGAATATTATACTAAAGATGAAATTAGTGAATTTGTTAAGGAAGAAATTAGAAATAGGAAATTGATTGAATTTATAAGATGTACTAGATCAAATGATATAATTTGGTATTAATTAAATATTAAGGAGTTAAAATAAATGGATTTAAAAGTTGTACCACAAGAACATTCAATAATGACATTGTATGGAGCAGATACCCAAGAAATACTTCGTTTTGAACCTAATGGAGATATATTTATTCATGGCAAATTGTCCACTAATGATAGGGAAATAACTGATGGATTTAGAGAATTTTTAGGAAAACAGGGATTTTAATAACCAAATCAAAAGAACAGTTCAATACTAATAAAAGAAAGGAAGTATTAAAATTATGAGTGTAGATTATTATTCATGTGATTGTTGCGGAGAAAGTGTTTATGAAGAATTTGTAAAGGGTTGTGAAAAGTGTGGACATAGTATTTGTACGGAATGTGTAGTAAATGATGATATTAATTCTGAATATGCAAGTAGATATCGTGTTAAATTTGATGGATCAGAAGAACAAAAAGAGGAATATGGAATTACTGAAGAAGATATAAATAATAGATATTTTGAAATAGGGAAACCAATTGATGATACAGGTATTGATCCAAAGTATTGTCCTTTTTGTAATGGAAATATGATACATAATGATGATTTATTGGATTATTTATTAAATAAATATGGTTTATCTAAAGATGAAGTTAAAAAGGAATATTTGGAAAGTGCATTTTTAAAGTATTTATAGTAAAGAAAGGATGGAAAAATAAATGATTTATAAAGTAACTATACGAGATTGTGTAGAGGGGCTTAATTATAATAGTAAATGGATTCATGAAGATTGTTACGTTGAAGCAAACACTAAAGAAGAAGGATTAGAGATAGGAAAGAAATATTTTGGCAAAAGAGATTATAATAGTATTCATATTTTAGAAATAGAAACTGTAGCCAAGGATCAAATCGAAGGAATAGAATATAAGGATTTTGAAAAGTGTAAAGTTTATTGGGGAGATAAAAATAAAATAGAGATATTTAATACTAATGAAGATTTTAGAAATTATTGTGAGAAGAATAAATATTATTATGACTTTCAAAATAAATCAATTCTGCACAATAATAAATTGATTGGTGCAGTCTTCGGAGAAAATAGAATGGTAGATTATAAATTATTAGATCATTGGGATAGTATTTCGTTTAAGAAAGCCTAATTGTAATACTGTAAAAGATATAACTTATAGAGTTGAAAGGAGAATCAAAATGAACGATCCAAACAATTTTCAATGTGATATTTGTGGTAACACATTAACTTCAGAATCTTGTTTTTGTGAAAACTGTAAAACGTGGTTTTGTAATGGTTGTGCATTTGAAGATAAATGTGAAGAAAGGCAAGGTATTTAAGGAGGGAGAAATTATTATGGAAGAAAATTGGTTAGGTTGGTTTCAAGTAAATTATATCTTAAAAAAGAGAAACTTTGTTAGAGTTATTCTTACTGATACATTAAATGGTAGGAAATTACATCTTGATTATTCTTTGAAATATGGTCAATACAATAAGTTTAAAAAAGAGTATCAAAAAGGTGAGATTGTTAATTTGTATGAAACCAGTGATGGAGATAGTGTTGTAAATGTTATGGGTGGATTGAATTGAATAAGTAAATAGAATGAAAGAGGGATTTAGATATGATTCATAAAATTGGTGAAGAAATTCGTGTTGTTAGAGATTATGAAATTGAAACAATTTTAAGTGAAAATAAATTACAAGTTAAAGAAGGTGATAAAGGTTTTATAGATAGTAGTGGTAGCATTCATTATACATCTGGTCAAGCAAGAGGTAAAATTCATCGCTTAAGGGAAGTTGAAGTTAAAGGTTATGACCATGAGAACATTGCAAAGATGATATTTAAGAGATTAGATAATCAATATAGAATTAGCGATTTTCTTGAAGATTGGGATATAGGAATGAATGATTTTGTTAGTGAAATTGAAGATGTTTTAAGTGATATTTTGTAAACCATAGCAAACGAATCTTTCATAGGGAAAATAAAAGGAGATGGTAAATATGACTTTAGAAGATGCTATTATTCATGCAGAAGAAACAGCAAAAGAAAACATATGTACACCATGTGGAGAAAATCATATGCAATTAGCTGAGTGGTTAAAGGAACTAAAAGAATATAAACTTTATTTTGGAAATGAAATGGCAAAGAAGAAAATAGACAATTGTGGTTATTGGGATGGATTGCGATCTAGGAAAAATCATAGTGCATCCATAGAAATTATGGATAATATGATAGAGATAAGAAAACTATGAAATTAACCATTTAATTGATTAGGAAGGAGTTGATAATAATTAAATGTTCTGTTTGCGGTTATAAACTTTATACTAATAGTTGGTCTGGTGAACATGGACTAGAAGAAACAATTAAGAGATGTGAAAGTTGTGGGTATTTAGATCATTGGTCTTACGGGCAACAAGAGTTAAAAGTAGGTAAGTGGCATATGCGTTTTACTTATCATCCTTATATCTCTAAAGAAGATGAAAAGTTAGCAGAGAAATATTTCAATGAATTTCAAAAGAGAATTAGGATGAGAAAATATTATTATAAACATATAAAGAGGAGTGATTAAATGGATAAAGTTTTTAAAATTTATGCCAATTGGGAAGAAAATGGATTATATTATATTGATACGGATTATGGTCAATTAAATACTAATAATAAAACTCAATATGAGAAAGCAGTTAAAGATGGATTTATAATTATTAAACTGCCTGAAGATGATGTTGTAATTTTAGATTAGCATCAAGAACTGATTTGCTAGGAAAGGAGTGATAAATAATGCCATATGATTGTTCAATTACAAAAAGAAAAGGTTGTAATTATTGTATAAGAGGTAAGGAGTTATCAGAAAATAATAACTTGTCTTTTTGGATTAATGATAATGATTGTAAAGGAAATGCAAGAATTAAAATAAGAACTGCAGCAGGAGTAAATTCTATGAATGAACATATCAATATTAATTATTGTCCTATTTGTGGAAAAGAATTAACTTAAATAAAGTATTTTAATGAGATAATGAGGTGAAATAAATTTGAGCATTGAATATTGGTGTGATAATTGTGGTACAGAACCTAAAATAAAGACAGGAAATAAAATTAATTATTGTCCATGTTGCGGTAAATATGGATCATTGCATAATCGTAGAAAATCAAAGTGGGTTATTTCTTATAATGATGAGGACGATTCAGATTATATAAAATTAGATGTAGAACAAATAAGAAGAGATGCTGGTAAAATATTTGAATAGATAATAAATAAATCAAAGTACAGTTTTATTTGATGGAAATGAGTTGATTAATAATGATTAGAAAAACTCCATACTTATGTGAAATGTGTAAGAAGCATTTTTATGAGCCAAATGTTGTTAAAGAAAAACATTGTGAATATAGAGTATGTCCTCACTGTAATAGCAGATGGATTAAACAACCATGTCATTGCATATAATTAAGAAGATTTAAAGGAGGATGAATAATGGAAGATAAGATATTATATACAGAATTAAGTGGAAGGCAAGCGATATTATTACAAAATAAGATTTATAAGACATTATTAGATTATATAACTAATGGTGAAATTTTATTTGAAAAGAATCAATTGACTGAAACGTATAAAATCAAAGGGGTGAGATGGGATATTAAGTTAACTGTGATTGAATAATTATGACATCAATCCACTGTTTCTAGCTAATATAAAAGGAGGTAATTTTTTTGATTATTCCACTTAATGATATAGAAATTAAAGAATATCTAGATAATGTAATTACCAATTGGAGAAAACGAAAGATAGAATCGAAAGATATTTTAAAAGACATTCTAAATACAGAGTGGTCAGGGATGGCAGGTCAATATGAAGAAGAAATTTTGGTTGCTAGTTGTTATATTGACGCTTTTCAAAGTGTAAGAGTAAGTTTATTTGGAGAGTTATTATCATAAATATGCTATTTGAAAGGAGGGAGAGGTTAACATGTTTAATATTGGAGATATGATTTCTCATTCACGTATTCACATCTTACCAAGTGGTGGAAAAGTAAAATTTGTAGAAGAAGGATGGATAACTGGATTTTGTCCAGAAGACGAAAATATAGTGTGTGTAGAGCTTTATACAAAAGATTGTCTTATGAGTCAGAAAGTTCATATTGACTCATTAATAAAAATCAATAAATTTCATTGATCAAACATTTAAAACACAATTTCGAAAGGAGTAATAAAACATGAATATAAACATAGAAACTAAATATAGTGTTGGAGATAAAGTTTTTGTAATAGCTGAAACATCTAAATATAATGATTGGTATAGGAATGAAACAAAATGGGTAGTGGTAGAGGATACTTCACAAATTGCATGGAATCCACCACTTATCCCATTAGAAATTGAGAAAATTGTTATTACTCAATATTCAAGAAGTTATAAATTGTTTTATAAAGTTCAAGATTATCTCTATAGTGAGAAGGATATGTTTGATATTTTGGATGACGCACAGATAGAATGTAAGAAAAGAACTAAGGATTGACACGATAAAATCCAAAACTTAAAGGAAAATTACATTGACATTACTACTATAAGTAAGATATAATTATTTATAGTAGTAATGAAAGAAATGAGTTGATACATATGACGTATTCAGGTCACGCAGATTCAAAAATGATGTTCTATCCAACACAGGAATTTGAGACACATAGATTATTAGGACTTCTTGGTAGGATAGAAATAGATTGGTTAAAGAAAAACTATCTAAAAGAATATTACACAAAAGAAGGAATATATCAAGAATTAGCAATGAAAGCACTAGATAACAATGTCAGAATAGAAAACGTCTATTACGATTATTGGTTGAACACAAATCAATATGATATGATAAAGAAGAATTGTGAATTTAGTTTAGGAAGTAATAATAATTTCCCTATTGTAATCAGCGATTTGTGGGCAGGAGAGGGAAAGTGGTTAGATTGCTTTTCATCTGTAATGGATCGAAGTCAAAATAGTAATAATTTTATTCAAATTGCTAATGAATTGGAACAAAACAGATATAAAATTATCTCAGATAATCCTAATATTTATGATTCATATAATGAAGCATTTGAAACATTAAAGCAAATTCCCAAGCAATCAAGTTCATTATTTTTGTTCAACCCTCCATATGGTATGGTCAATAAAATTCGCTCAATTCGTTTTTACTTACAAATGACGATTGATCGCCAATTAATATACAACCCCTCAACATCAAAAGACTACAAAACAGGATATATCGTCTGTGTTATTCGCAAAGATGATTTTCTAGACTCCCTAGACATTCTATCCAAAAACTTTGACATCCTTAAAAACTCAATCTATAAAACTAATCCAGAAGAATACGCTAAATTCAAACAATACATTTTTATTGCTCGTCTCAAAAGACATCCATATGACTTATCTAATACAATGCAGGCAATGGATTTCACTAAACAATATAATGAAATAAAAGCAATTATAGAATCAGAGCCAGAATTCAACCTCAGACAATATAATACTTATCAATCAATTAATTATCCCTACATCGACTATGACACAGCAAAAGAAAATAATAAATATATTGAAGCACCTACTACTCATATTAGTAAAAATGATTCAATATGGAAATGGGCAAAAGGAATTACAGAATTAAAAGATTTAGGTGGAGAAAAATTAGTTGTTCCTAAACCATTAAAATTAGGTGAAATCAGTAATCTTCTAGCATCTGGAATGATTAACGGTGAAATATCATTAGAAGATGGTACTGGTAGACATGTTGCTATTGGTGGAACGAAGAGTATTGAGAAGAAAGAAATAAATAAATATAAGGATGATAATGGGGATAATTATACTGAGACAAAGATTATTAAAATGAGTCTTCCCTATTTAAACATTTTGTGCTCTGACAATGGTAAATTAATCATAAAGGAATTAGGAGGTGAATAATTAATTTGATTCCATATTTAAGAACTACAGATAAGAATACTATTAATTGCAATGCTGATTTAGTTATTCTTGATTCAGGAGATCCAATATTAATCTCTCTATGTGATTTGCATATCAAGAATAGAAAAATATGCTCAGATTTAATCTCTCATTCTTATCATATTACTTTAAGAGATAGAGAAGATATTTTCTTTGAGCAAACATTATATGGTAGAGAAAATCATTATCGTTATAAATCTGACAAAATGGAAAATGATTTAACTCATACAATTATTTACAATACTAAAATTAATGATTATTGTATCAATTGGAATAATGAAGATAAGAATGAGATTATCACAAAGTATCTAAGAAATATTCATTATTTGCCTGTGACTGCCGAAATTGTTAAAATGATTTTAGATAAAGATGATGAAACAAATTCTAAATATAAAAGTAGTTATAGTAATTATGGTTGTGTTGGAGAATGTACTGTTTATACTAATAATCCAATGTATACTGATTTAAAAGTATATGAAATCAATGTTACTTGGTTTAAACAAAGTTTAAATGCTTTGACATTAGAGGGTTATGAAGAAGATTTTGATTGGAATGAAATAGATGATATCGAAGGATACATCTTCGCTTTTCTTAGTCAGATTAAGGAAAGATTGAAACAAAATGTTAGAGTTTTGTTTGATCCCAAGAATATTAATCAGAAAATGTTTGAAGGAAAGATGAAACCATTTGATGGTCAAGTTCCAATTATTCAAGCAGGGTTAGAGGTTTTGAAAAGAAGCCGGTTTGTTTATTTGGCTTGTACTCAGGGGTTTGGGAAGAGTCTCAGTACAGCAAAAATAAATCACTGTCATTTATATCAAAAGAAACAAAACTATGTTACTTTAATTATGGCTCCTGCAATTACATTATCTCAATGGGAAGAAGAGATTGAAAATAGCATAGGAGATAAAATTAATATTTTTACAATTAAGAAAACTTCTGAATTTATTAAAATTTATAATAAAACTAATTTGCAATTTGATAGACCAACTTATTTTATTGTTGGAAAAGAGACATTTAAACTTGATGCAAAACGTGTATCTGGAATTAATATTAGAACTATGGAAATAAAGCATAAAAAAGAAGTACAGAGTGGTGGTTATTATAGTTATTCAACAATTAAAGAAATAAAAGAGAAAATAACTATAGCCTGTTGTCCTGATTGCGGTAGACCTTTACAAAATGAATTGAGAAAAAAAGAAGATGTATTCTTTACTGCTAAAGATTTTGAAGGCAATCCTAAGAAATCAAATTACAAATGTTCTAATTGTGATGCAGTTTTATGGCAAAGTACATATGATAAAACTAAGAAAAGTAGTTTAATAAGATTTATTAAAACTAAAAATATTCATTTTGATTCTGTCGCTATCGATGAAGCACATCAAAATCGTAATGGAGAATCGATTATCGGTAACTCTACAAGGACATTGTTCAATTATGCTAAGAAGATATTACTACTTAGCGGTTCCAGTAATTCAGGATATAGTTCGAGTTTTCACAGTTTGTTATTAGGATTAATTCCAAATAAACTCAAAGCAAACGATGTTATGGAAATGGAAAAATTTATTAAAACTTATGGAACATTAATGGCAGTCTCTAAAAAGAAAGATGGAGAATATTATCGTTCAGGCCGAAGTGAAATTAAAGATAGTGAATTTAAAGAGATCGAGGGCATAAACCCAATTGCCTACAGTAAATATCTTATAGAGAACTATATATTTGCTACTCTTGACGATCTAGGAAAGGATTTGCCGGACTTAAATGAAGTCTATGTACCAATTAGCCAAACTCAAGGAATGGAACGCTTAGAGAGGGATTTATGGCATGAAATTAAGTCTGCTAATGCTTTCAATGCTAAGATGTATGAGAGTTCGATTGTAGAACATTACATTAACAATCCTTTTAAATGGGATTCTATTCCTATTAATAGAGGAGAAGAAAGTTATAAAGAAGTTCAACCCAAATGTATTGCTGATTGTATTTTACCAAAAGAGCAGAAATTATTAGATATAATCAAACAAGAAGTTTCAGAAGGTAGAAAATGCTGTATATATGTTGACTTCACTGGCGGTGGAGAATATATGCAAGGTGAAACCATTGCAAAAAGAATTGAAGTTTTGTTAACGAAAAACAACATTGAATGTTTTACATTGAAGGCATCTGTGGCTACTTATGACAGAAAAGAATTATTAGATAAGAAAAAAGATGATTTTCAAGTATTGATTACGAATGCAAAATTAGTGGAAGTTGGATTGAACCTCACATACTTAAGTACATTTTTAGTTTATATGCCCTCTTATCATTATGAAACCATAGTACAGAGCATAAGAAGAGGATATAGGGCGAATAGTACATTAGAAAATAGAATTTATCATCTTTATTATGAAAACAGTTGTGAGAATGGAATTATTAAACGCTACCAAAGAAAAATGGCTGAAGCACAAGCAATTGAAGGTAAATTTGATGCTTGCTTAGAAGACGATGATACTATTCGGACTGCTAGTAAACTTGGCAAGAAGATTAACGAAGGAGTTGGTATAAAGTAAGAAATAAAATATTGACATTATATTATGCCCATGTTATAATAAATATATACTAAGTACATAAATAAAATTCCAAGCAAATATTTCTTTTCTAGAAAATGGTAAGGAGGTGAAAAATGGATACAATCAAATTACAGGATAATCACAGAAAAGCTTTAAGTAGTAAAATTACCAAAGCCATTAATGCTATACCAGATGAAACAATTCAAGAAATATTCCTAGATTATATTGCAAATGAGATTGACAATTTATATTCAGAAAGTAATTTTCAAGATATTGTAGAGTCTCAGTTAAGAGAAATTATTAGAAATATGTTTATTGAAAAAGGGTTATTAAAAGCAGTTAATATTGAGGAGAGTGTTTAATTTGATTTCTAAGAAACAATATTGTGAATTAGTTATCGAAGATTTTTGCAATAGCGAAGAAATAAATAGAGAAGAATTAAAAGAAGGTGATATTTATAAAAGTTCATGTTTAGGTATTGCTATGGAGTATCTAGGGTTAATTAAAGATCCAAGTAATCTTGAATATATCTCAACTAGAGCAGGAATTGCAGATACTTATGTTAATGCAGACGAAAGAGTTATTAATATGTTAACAGTTAGAGATATGTTGAGTTTATTGCCTGATGAAGTGGAAAATCAATGGGAATGGTAATTTATTTAATAGTCGATTTTAATAGAGAGGGGGAAAAATAAATGAAATTTCAAGATGAATTAATTAAAATCTTTGATGAATGTACTGCAGAAATATTTGAGGGAGAAACCTTAGACGAAGATGATAAATTAGATTTTGAACTAATAAGAGAAACCGTAATAGCAGGGTTAGCCAAAGAGGTAGTTTCCGAAGAAGATAAGGAGTTTGTATTGAGTAATTTAGATTTATATAAACGACTATTTAAAGCCGTATTAACAGATGGTGAAAAAGAAATAAAGATGGTTTTGGTTGAAATGTTAAAACGTAAAAGACAAATATAAAAATTGATTCGAGGGACAAATAAATTAAATGGAAGAAGGTAAAAATTTAATGGAAATAAAACAAAGCATTTTTGATCAAGGAGTAAATATCAATGGGAAATTATGTGCATTTAAAATCGAAACATATGAAACTAGACATAAATTAGATGGAGTATATGGGGTTTCTGGAGCAGAAAGAAGCAAAGAAGATGAATACATAAAAACAAACACATCTAGAATTTTAGGATATTTTAATGAGGAAACAGGAGTTATTAAAACTGTTGGTGTGTATGGATCTGAATACAATATAAAAAATTCTGATAGGTTAAAAGTATTAAATGTCAAAATAATTGATCAAGGGAAGTTATTACAAGACATAGTATTTTAGTCTCCATCGAAAATTCCATTTTAAGTTATAAACATGAAAGAAGGAGATAATTTATGAAAATTGAAATACCAATATCTCATCAATCTCAAAAACAAATAAACTATCTTACCAAAAACTACACCGAAACAAAAGAAGTCCCTGAGAAAATTAATGGTAGAACGCTAATTCATATTTACCCAAAAGAAGATACTATTGAAGATGGAACAGATGATTCTCGTGGTTTTGTAGATGCTCTTAATTGCGAAATACATATTTACAATACTGACAATATGACAGTGTTTAAAACAAAAAGACATGACCAAATAGAAATGAGAGTACCTTGTAATGTTAGGATATTTAAAGATTTGAGTACAATGCTAATTATTGATACTCCTGTGACGTTTGGAATATATCAATCATTAGAGGTTAGGAAAGTATTAGTATAAAAACAGCATATAATTAGAATTTTAGAGGAGGAAAACAATTAATGAAATGCGAATCATGTTTACTTCGAGGAGAAAATGAAAATATAGAAGATTTTACTTTACAACTAAATGTAACAGAGCATCACTATCAAAAATTCAATATCAAAGACGATGGGACTTTAGAATACATAGACTCAGATGCAGATCAAACAATATATCTAGAATGTCCTTTATGTGGTACAAAATATGATTTAGATGTGGATTATCAAAACTTTAACTTACAATTGGAGGAACGACACGTTATCACAAGATTGGATTTTGCAGGAAATTATAAAGATGTAAATCCAATTGTAAATATTAATGATTATAAAATTATTGAGAGGAAAGGTAGTTAATTATGGAAATATTAACTCTACACGATCACGTATATGACACTTACACAAATAAAGTCAAAGGTAATAAATTACTTTCATATGAGATGGTGCAGAAAAAACTTACCAGAAACTATCATCTATCCAAAAAAGTAAAATTAGGTTCACAAGAATTATGTCTCTACGGATGCTTAACTTTCCTAGTAAGTGAAAATTGTGTCTTATGGATTAAGAATTACATAGGTACAGATACTTCATGGTTCATTAAAGATATGAAGAAATATGAGAAACTAAATGAGCAATTAGGCATTGACAATAATGCAAAAGAATTAAAGTTTGACTAAATGCTAAAATAAATATATAATGAAAGGGAGGTTGGATAATTAGATTGGCTGAAAAGATCATTGCATATCTTAAACAAGAAGCAGATAAGGAAGTTGCAAGAAAAACTAAAGATATTAATTTTTATTTTAGTAAATGTTATTATAAGCACAATTTAAGGCGTAGGTAATACATATGGTTATTTTGATTAGAAAGGAGAAATAAATATATGTCAGAGACTATTGGACTAATTGGATTCTTACTGGCATTTGGAATGATTTCAGGAATGTCTGGTGGATGGATAATTGCATCATCATTAAAGAAAGTAGCAAAAGAATGGAAGCCTATTTTTGAGAAGTTGGTAGGTGAAGATACCATAGAAATTAAGATTTTAAGTGGAAAGGAGTGTTATTGTGGATAAAACTTATATCATAAAATTTAAAAACATAAATAAAGATTATAAAGATGACGCAGAAGGAAATTTAGAAGCATTATTTTCAGATGTGGTAGATTTTGCAGAAAGTTTTGAAATAGAAGAAGTTGAGTAATAAAAATATCCAACAAATAGAACAGTTATTTTATTTAAGGAGGTGAACTATGGACGAAGATTTTATTAAAAATTTGAAAATTTTTATGGAAGATTATGAAAAACTAAATAAATTTTGCAAGGAAATGTTTAATGATAAACTAATATCAGACAAAGTTAAAAATATGTATTCTGAAAAATATAATGCACTCAATATTCATAGAATTGGTAAATAATTAAGGAGGTGAAAAATATAATGGAATCAACATCACGCATTAAGATTAATGAGTATAAAAATAATCCTAAATCAGCAATTGAACAATTAGAGTTTTGTGAATATGAATGCGAAGGTGGAATAATGGTCAATAATGTTGCATTTATTGCTTTGAAAGAATTGGTTATGGAGGATGATAGGTAAATGAATATAGTAATTAATGAGAAAAAGAACTTTGAAATACCAAAAACACCTTTTATTATTTCTGTGGACAATAAAGACTTTAGTTAGTTACAAGAAAAGAAAATAAAGATGGAAATAATTTCTTCTTAACTGATTTCTATAAAGGTTATACATGGTCTAGTGATTTATATACATTTGATTTTCTTGAAGAAAAATTAAAAAGTAAAGAATGATTAATTATTGAATCAACTTTAACTATTGAAAATAATTAAAGGAGGTGACAGTCATAAGAAAAGTAAGATTTTTAAAAGATTTCAATTCATTCAAGAAAGACACTTATCGAGTTATTATGGAAGAAACTGCATTGCATTATCGCATTCAAGTTAATTTGTATAGTGATGAGTTATATTGGATTCATAAGGAAGATTGTGGATATTTGTTTATGGTTGTAGAGAGGAGTTAGGAATATTGTTAAACACAACAGAGTTAAATGAAATCAATACATATTTGACATATTTAGCATTAGGTATTGAAGATAATGGATTATCAAAAGAACAAAATAAAGAAATTGAGCATTTAAGTAATAGGTGTGCAGATGTTATTGATGAAATTATTGAATATAAAGAAAATAAAATGAAAGTAGGAATATTAAAATGAAAAAATCACAATTAAATAGTTCAATGCTTTTTAAAATGAGAAATGGAGTATTATTTGCTTTATTGAGTGACATCGAAGGTGATCTTATATTTTATGATAAAATTGACATTGAGGAAGGATATAGTGGTGATGGAATATTATTAGATGATTTTGATGATGATTTATCTCCAGATGACGATGATTTTGACATTATAGCAATTAAACAACTTAGTAGTTGTGTGAAGGTTATTTCAAATGTTTTAGGAAATAATGAACCTGAAGAATGGGATTGGGTAGAGGAAGTTGAGAAAGATGTAGAAGAAGAGCCAAAAGTTGAAAACACTGTTCAAAATATTACAATTAATATCACAATTGATTCAAAAATGGATATTAATGATTTTGTGAATGAATTATCATCAAAAATGAAGAATATTAGCAATTATTAGACCCTCAAGAAATTTTCATTTTATAGGATTATGACTAAAATGACCATAAATTCTAATTTTAAGTAAAAATCACTAAAATAGCCATGCAACCGTTGCTACATAAGGGTTTGCGGTCATTAAATAGGCATAAATAATTATGTTATATATTCTATCCTATGAAAGTGGAATTTTATGTGGTTTGATTATAGTTTATAAAGTAAGAAATAAAATGTTGACATGGTTGTTGTGGTATGTTATAATTATTAAGTGGAGTTATTGAAAGGAGTAGCGAGTGGATAGATTAAATATTTTCGAAACAGAACTATCATACATATTAAATCCTAAGATCAAAGAATTCACAGAAAAGGCATTAAATAACTTACCAGAATATTTCTTCTCAATTCCTGCATCATCTTCAGGTAAATATCATCCTCAATATGCTTTAGGAGAAGGAGGTTTGGTAAAACATACTCAAGCAGCAGTTAGAATTGCAGTAGAGATGTTTAGATTAGATATATTTAAGTATACAGAAGATGATAAAGACATAATTATAGCATCTTTAATATTACATGATGGTTGTAAATCAGGATTAGATAATAGTTCGCATACTGTCACAGAACATCCATTAATTGTTACTAATATGTTAAAAAATAATCAAGAAATAAATAGTTGTTTAGATGATAATACTTTGAACATGATTGTTGGTAATATTGAATCACATATGGGGCAATGGTGCTTCGATTATAAAACAAAAAAGAAAATAATGCCTACGCCAAAAAGTAAAATACAACACTTTGTACATTGGTGTGATTATTTAGCTAGTAGAAAATGTCTAGAATTCAATTTCGATGTTAAGGTTGTAAGATAAAATAATAATAGAAAGGAAAGATGTTTATTAAAACAAAAGCATGGGGTCAAGTTCCTATCTGTAGAAGTAATTCACCACCTTCTTTCAATATATTTTTATAAGATCATGTGCATTAAATAATAAAATAAAATTATTGAAAGAAGGAATACATAATATGGCAAAGAAAGAAGATAAAAAACAACTTAAAAAAGGACAATCGTTATTTCAATTAATTGGAGAAGCAAAAATTACTGATTTCACATTTAAGATGGACGAAACCACAAAGAAATCAGATTGGGTTTGGAATCAACTAAATCTTGGAGTGGATTGCGGTGGTGGAAATGTTGTTTATGCTGATTTAATGGGTGGTTATGGTTCTGAAAGAGATAATATTCTCTATGTCCATGGTCAAAAAGAAAATGATAAAGGTAAAATAATTGATGATTTTGGAAATCAATATACAATTGCTTGGGAGGATAGATTTGACGAAGATATTCTTAAGACAATAGGGGATCAATGTTTTATTACTATTGGGCTTGAAAAAGACAATAAAGAAAAAACATTCCCTAAGAGATTTTTATCTGCTTATGATGCTATTGAATATGTTCAAGAGCATCTTAAAGATGGAATGGTTATTAATGTTAAGGGTGGATTTGTATTCAAAACATATAATGATTCAGTTACAGTAACAAAAGAAATTAAAAGTATATTTTTATCTAAAGTAGATGATGCTTCTAAATATAAAGCAACATTCACACAATCAATTCTTCTTGATAAAGATAGTGTTGGTAAGCTAGATAAAGAAAAGGCTGTTTATCCTATTTATGCAAGGGTTATTGATTATACAAAAGAATATAATGGCAAAATAGTTAAACAAAATATTACATTTAAGAAAACATTTGAACTTGAAGTAGATAAGATTAAACCTGAAAATACTAAAAAGTTTATTGATAAAGTATTAAAAGTAAAAAAAGATATTACAGAAGTTGTTATTGACGGTGATATTGTAGAAGGACAGTCTTTAGTTAATATTACAGAAGCAGATATCCCTGAAGATATTATGGATCTTATTGAAATGGGAGCTTATACTATGGAAGAGGCAATAAATAAACTTGCTGTTGGTGGTAGTAAAGAAAAGAAAATGGTAATTAGAAAACCAGCTATTAAAATGGTTGGCGAGGAAGATAATAAAAAACCAGTAATTCTTAAAACAGATGGTCAATATAAAGAAGAAGATTTCTTTTTTGACTTTATGATTGAAGATAAAGAAGAGGAGGAGGAAGAAGAAGATTTAGAAATTACTGATACAGAAGATTCTGATGAAAATGAAGATGCTACAGAAGATACATCTTGGATGGATGCACTAGACGAAGAATAAGAGAGTTATTTCCTATATCAAGGGGTAAGGATAATATTCTTACCCCAGATAATAAAAATAGTATAATAAAATTAATCGAAAGAAGGAATTTTAGTTGGCAGAAAGAAAATATGGTAAAAAGAATGTAATCAAAGTAAATCCACTGGCTTATAATTTGGGATTAATTGGAGAAAGTGGAATTGGAAAAACAACCCTAGCAAAAGAAGTATGTGAGCAACTTGTAGGAGAAGACGGATACATGATTTTCAATATTGGTAAAGAAGATGGTATTGATGCCATTGCCGGAGCTATATATGAAGATATCCCTGACTGGGATGCTTTTGAAGAAGTCACTGATGATATATTAGAGAATAAACTTACAGATTATAAAGATTTAAAGGTTATTATTTATGATACATTAGATGAGTTGTTTGAAATTGCCGAACCAGAAGTAATTAGATTACATAATAAAGAAAATCCAGAAAAACCAACTCAATCTATTAAAGCAACTTTTGGTGGATATATGGCCGGAGAAGACAAAGCCGCTGAAATTATTTTAACGAGAATGTGGGAGCTTAAAAAAATAGGAATTAGTATGTTTATTATTGGTCATACAAAAAAGAGAACTATGACAGATGTGGCAACTGGTCTTGAATATGATATGTTAACTACTAATATGTCTCATAGATATTTTAGTGCATTAAAGACAAAATTACATGTACTGGGTGTTGCATCTATCGATAGAGAAATTACGCAAACAAAAACAGGAAGAAAGGTTGGAAAAGGCAAAGATAGAAAGGACGAAATAAAAGGATCTATCGAAAATGAAACAAGGAAGATTACTTTTAGAGATGATAATTTTAATATTGATTCTAAGTCAAGATTTTCTGAAATTACCGACTCAATACTTTTTAGTCCAGAAGAATTTATAAAAGCAGTTGAGGAAGCAATTAAAATTGAACATGATAAGCAAGCAGGAATCAAATCTATCGAAGATACTAAGATAGAACAAGCAGTAGAAAAAGAAAAAATTGATGAAATCAACGCAATTGACAAAAAAGCAGAATTTGAAATAAAAGAAGTAGAACAACTTGTAGCAATGATTACTGGTTTTGTAAAAACAAATAAAACAAATCCAGAAAAATTAAAACCGCTACTTTTAAAAAGTAAAGAGCTAGGATATGTAAATCCTACAAAAGTTGATAACTTAGAACATGCAAATATTTTGTTCGATTTAATAGACGGAAAATAAATATAAATAATGGGAGGGAATTAATTTTTCCTCCCTGTACGACTTAAAGGAGATAAAATATTTATGACAAAAAGAAGCAAGGAAGAAATAGAAAAAGAGAAACTGGAAAATTTAGAAAAGAAAAGATTAAAACAAATTAAACAAGAAAAATTAAAAAATGATCAAAATCTAAAATCAAAAATATATAAGGAATGGTGTGAACTTTATGAATATGTAAAAAAAGATATTTTAGAATACGAACCAGATTTAAAATTGCCTAATTATGTATTACTAAGACTCAAGGGATTATCTAAAGGTCAATTTATTGCTAATAAAAAAATAACCCCTATGGCAAGTTATGATTTCAAAACTATTCTGTATACATTTAAACTATGCAAACAAGACATATTAATCGGATTTAGAACTAATAATACTAAATTTACTGGCGAACAACATAAATTCAATTATGCAATGGTTATTATAGAAAGCAATATTAACGATATGGTTATTAGGTTAAAAAATGCAGAAACCGCAAAAAGCAAAGCGGAAAATATAGAAACTGATAATATATTTCACGAAGGAGCAGAATACAAGACAAAAACCAAAATAATAAACAATACATTAAAAGATTTATGGTAAAGAGGTGATATCTATTACACAAGCCGTTAAAAGTAAAAGTACAACAAGTAAACTAACTCCGTTCGAAGAAGAAATGTTGGCAACAGGTAAAAAGATAAGAGAATATAAAAAGGCTTGCGAGGCAAATATAGTATCAATATTATGGAAACAACCTGATTTATATTATACATATGATAAACTAAAGTTATCTAATTTTACAGAAAATTGTTGGAAGGTATATTGGCAGATAGGTTATGACATAGTTATAAAAGAGAAGAAGTTAGTCCTTGACGATGTTACCGTAGGATTATATCTTGAAAAACATTTAAAATTAAAGGAGCAATATGAAAAATATAAAGGTTATGAAACAATTGAAAACGCAAAAACATATGTAAAGATTGATAATATTAGTGGATATATTAATGAACTTTACAAGTGGAATGCTGTATTAGGTTTATTAAAAAAGAAACCAATATCAGAAAGAATTAAAGATTTTGTAGATATGACATCTGAACAAATATATGACGAAGAAGAGGCGATATTGAATCATATTTTTATTAATGTTGAAGGAGAAGATATTACTCATGATATTTCTGATGGACTAGATGAATTGATTGAAGAATTAGATCAAGGTGCAGCAGTAGGTTTGCCATTATACAATTCGCTTATGTTAAATAAAGAAGTCGGAGGTAATCTTGAAGGTAATATTACTTTGGTTGGTGGTTTGAGTGGTGTCGGCAAAACAGCGTTAAGTAGAATTTTAATTCTTCCAGGAATTTTGGAACATAAAGAGAAAATCGTCATAATGATAAACGAAGAAGGGAAGAAAAAATGGCAACGTGAATTCCTTGTTTGGGTGGCTAATAATGTTTTTAAGGAAGATTTACAAAAATATATTGTACGTGATGGCAAATATAAACCAGAGGTAAAAGAATTACTAAAAAAGTGTTCAGAATGGGTTAAGCAATATAAAAATACAATAATACTAAAACCATTCACACAATATACTACAGCCAAAGCCATTAAAACAATAAAAAAATACTCTAGTATGGGCGTAAAGTATTTTATGCTTGATACATATAAAGCAGATTCAAAAGCATCAAGTAGCGAGGCTTTTTGGTTTAGTATGCAACAGAACATGGTTGAAATTAATGATGTTATTAAACCAGAATCAAAAAATGTACATATTTGGATTACATTCCAATTGAGCAAAGGTAGTTCAAAACAAAGATATTATGATCAAGATAATATTGGAATGGCAAAAAATATTGTTGATGTCGCATCAACTTGTTTAATGGTTAGAAAAGTTCTTGATGATGAAATAGAAGGTGGAAAACGCGAATTAAATGTTTATAGAAAAGAAAAAAGACAAGGTAATATTGAATCTCAAATTCCTGTAAAATTAAAAAAAGGAAAGAATTATCAAATAATATTCATTGTTAAAAATCGTGAAGGTAGCACTAATGATTATCAAATTATTGTGGAGCACGACCTTTCGCGCAATGTATACAAAGAAATTGGTTATACGGTTGTTCCAGTAGATTTTTAAAGGGGATGGTGATATGACTGCTAATGAATTAATCCAATATATTATTGATAATGACAAGATTGTGTATATACTTGAAAATTTAGGTTGCCATCATCTCAAAGAATATAGTAAAGAATATAGATGTGGATTACCATCTCATTCAAGTAAAGACGCTATATCTGTAAAAAAGGAAACATTAAAAACTAAAATATATCAATCGGATAGCAATATTGTTAGAGGTAATATATTTACTTTATGTATGAATATAAAGAATATATCTTTCTCAGATTCAAATAGATATGTCCATAACCTATTTGGTCTAGAATACAAATTTAATCATAAAAAGAAAGACGATATGCAATTTAATGATCCTTTAGAGATTTTTAAGAAAGTAAAAAGTAAAAGACATTCTTATGATTTAAACGATCTAGAGGTTATTAATCAAAATTGCTTAAACGAATACATTCCATATATACATATAGATTGGGTGAGAATAGACGGTATTATGCCTTGGACTTCTAAAGTATTTAATATCGGGTATAGCGTAAACAGAAAGAGAATAGTTATTCCTCATCGTTTTTGGAGTGGAGAAAAAAATGATTATGTAGGTGTTATGGGTAGGACGGTTATTAAAGAACACGAAATGTTAGATATACCAAAATATTTTCCATTAAAAAACTTCCCTAAAAGCATGAATATATATGGACTTCAAGAAAACTATCAAGCGATACAAGAGGCAGGATGTGTTTTAGTTTATGAAGCTGAAAAATCAGTATTAAAAAGACATAGTAGAAACGATGGCACTGGAGTGGCTGTATGTTGTCATGATATATCTGATGAACAAGTAAAAATATTAATAGGTCTAAACGTAGATATAATTATCGCTTTTGATAAGGGAATATCAGTTGATCATATAAGAAGCACCTGCGAACATTTTTATGGTGTAAGAAATATATATTACATTTATGATAAATATGATTTGTTAAAAGATAAGGAGTCTCCAGCAGATGCACTTAATAAAATATTTAACTATTTGTTAAAATACAAAATTTCATATGACGAAAAAGAAAGAAGGTTATATTTAAAATGGCTCGAAAAAGTAAAGAAGAATTAGAAAAATTAAAGAAAAAATACAATACAAATATGCTGTGGAGTTGGTCAAGGTATAATACATATAAAAATTCTATTTACGAGTATTACCTTAAATATATAGCAAGAGTAAAAGAAGATAGAGATGATGGGATTTATGGAGTTAGTGGTAATGCGTGTCATGGAATTCTTGAAAATTTTTATTCTAAAAAAATTGAATATGAAGATATGTTACAAGAATACGAAAATGCTTTATTTACATTTAATGCTGGAGAATTAAAATATGATAGAACTAACGAAGAAAAAAATAGTAATATAGCAAATAAATATGAAAATTGCATAAGGCACTTTTTTAAAAATCATAATATAATTAATAAAAAAGTAGAAATAGAAAAATTTATTATTATAAAAATAGATAGATTTGTATTTCAAGGTTATATTGACTTTATACATAAAGAAGATAATTATTTCATAATTACAGATTGGAAAACTTCAAGTATTTACTCTGGAAAGAAAATAGATAGTGAAAAGGGACAATTAATTTTATATGCAGAAGGAATTAAGCAGTTAGGTGTACCTTTAGAAAATATAAAAATAAGATGGAACTTTCTTAAATATGTAATAGTTGAAGTTTTGCAAGCCAATGGAAAAATAACCGAACGAAATATTTCAAGAAACGAAATAGGCAAAAGTTTAAAATCCAATGTAAAAATGTGGTTAAGTAAAGAAAAATTATATTCAGAAGAAGAAATAAATTCGTATTTAGATTTATTATCTATGACAAATGATATATCATGTCTTCCAAAATCAATACAAGTAAAATATAAAATAAAAGATTGTTATGTTTATATCGATTTCACAGAAGAAGAAATAGAGAATTTAAAATCAGATATTGTTGATGCTATTATCGATATTGATAAAAAAGAAACAGAATATCTAAAAATAAAAGATGAAAATATATGGTGGGAAGAAATTACTGATAAAAAATCTTATTTCTTTGCAAATCTAAGTGGTTATAGTAGTTTTTTACATAAACCTTATGCCGAATATTTAGAAAAAAGAAATAAGATTTTAGAATCGGCAGATAGCAATGAGGATATGAGTTGGTTAGAAGGTTTAATGGATTAAGGAGGATTTTATGGAAAATTATATTAGATATCATATCCATGACGATACAAGCAATTGCAATGGTTATTCTGATTCTTGTACTAGTTATAAAGAGTATATCAAACTTGCTAAAAAAGAAAAATGTAAAGCATTAGCGTTTTCTAACCACGGAGGAATGTACGATTGGATAAAAAAGAAACAGGATTGTGATAAAGCAGGAATTAAATACATACATGGTATTGAATCATATATGTGTACTAAATACGAATCAGACGAAAGAGGATATCATATAGGGTTATATGCCAAGAATTATAATGGAGTATTAGAATTAAATACTTTAAATTCTAAATCTACCTCTAAGGGAAAACTTGAGAACAAAACAGATAGGCATATGTATTATAATCCTAGAATATCGTTTGAAGACTTAATGAATACAAGCGAAAATATTATAATTACAACTGCTTGTTTGGCTTCGATGTTATGGAGAAAAAAAGATGATGAAGATGACTACGTACAGAGATTTTTAGAGTGGATGTCTAAAAATAGTCATAGGTGTTTTTTAGAAATTCAATATCACACACATGAACATCAAATAGAATATAATAAATTACTATGGGAGTGGAGTAAACAGTATAATATACCGCTAATAGCTGGTACAGACACACATTCATCTTCAAAATATAAAGCAGAGTGCAGAAAAATCCTCCAAATATCAAAAGATAGTTTTTATGGAGAAGAGGATGAATTCGATCTTACTTGGAAAAGTTTTGATGAATTAGTTGAGTGTTTTAGAATCCAAAATGCACTACCAGAAGAAGTATGGATGAAAGCTATAGATAATACAAATAAATTTGCTGATATGATTGAAGAATTTAAATTAGATAAGTCATTTAAGTATCCTAATCTTTATGGTGATAATGCTGTAGATATTTGGAAAGAAACTATAGCAAAAAAATTCAAAAACAAAAAGAAAAATAATATCATTGATATTAATAAGATTGATGAGTATAAAAAAAAAATAAATGAAGAATTTGATGCAATGAAAAATCAAAACATGGAAAGTTTCATGATGTTTATGTCTGAGTTGGTTGATTATTGTAATGAGAATGAAATACCATATGGTTTTTGTCGTGGTTCTGTAGGTGGTAGTGAAATTGCTTTTATTACAGATATTACTGACGTAGACCCTATAAGATGGAATACTGTTTTCTCAAGATTTTGTAATGCCGACAGGGTTTCTCTAGCGGATATCGACATAGATTTTGCTCCAGAAGATCGCGTTAAAGTTTATGAGTATATAATCAAAAGATTTACTCCAGAAAAAACGGCATATATATCAGCATTCTCAACATTGAGAGATAGAGGAACAATTGATGTATTGGCTAAAGGTTTAAAATATGAAAACCTAGATATAGTAATGAATATTAAAAATGAATTTGATAAATTATTTGATGAATATTTTAAGATAATCCAAGAAGAGGTTAATTTAGAGGAATTAGATGAAATAGATGCAAAGTCTATTGATTTTGATTATCATGAAGTTTATTGTAATAGAATCCGAAATAATAAATCATTAACAAGAGCAAATAATTTAAAGAAAGAATTTCAAAATCTTAAAGACAATAATAAAGATTTATTTTATTATTTTGATGGTTTAAAAGGAACTATTATAGCAAAGGGTACTCATCCGGCAGGTATTATAGGTTCTCCAATTACGCTTGCTGATAATCTAGGTGTCTATTATAAAGATGGGGATGAATCTCACCCAATATCAATATGTTCTATGAAAGCAGTTGACTCTGTAAACTTTGTAAAGTTCGATATATTAGGATTAAAAACTGTTGGAATAATGAAAGATGTGTATAAATCAATAGGTTCTCATTATCTTAAAGCTCATGAAATTGATTGGAATGATAATAAAGTTTGGGATAATATGATTACTTCAAATGTGGGAGTTTTCCAATTTGAGGGAGACTACGCCTTTTCACTACTTAAAGACTTTAAACCTAGATTTATTAATGATATGTCTTTGGTAAATGCTGCACTACGTCCATCTGGTAAATCATATAGAGATAGATTGATTAAGAAAGAAGTTAATATAAATCCTTCGAAACAATTAGATGACTTGTTGAAAGATAATTATGGATACTTAGTATATCAAGAAGATACTATTAAATTTCTAACAGATATTTGTGGATTTAGCGGATCTCTTGCAGACACTACTAGAAGGGCAATTGGTAAAAAAGATACTGTTTTGCTTAATGAACAACTACCAAAAATCATGGATGGATATTGTGGTAAGTCTGATAAGATAAGAGAAGATGCTGAAGAGGAGGCAAAACAATTTCTTCAAATCATCGACGATTCTTCTGAATATCAATTTGGATATAATCATTCCACTGGTTACAGTATGAATGGATATGCGGAGACTAGATTAAGGACTTATTACCCATTAGAATTTGCTACTGCTTATCTAGACAGATCAGAAAACAAGGAAGATACAAATAGAGGTGTATCGTTAGCTAATCAATTGAATGCAAAAATTAATCCTATTTCATTTGGTAAATCAATCGCAAAATACACATTTGATAAAAAAGAAAATAGTATCTATAAAGGTATTTCTTCAATTAAATTTCTTAACGAACAAGTTCCAAATGAATTATGTGCTTTAGCACAACAAAAAAATTATACGGATTTTATTGAGTTATTAAGTGATATAAAAAATACATCGGTAAATTCTCGTCAACTTAAAATATTAACTGGACTAAATTTCTTTAGATGTTTTGGAAAAAATAAAAAACTTCTTCAAATTATAGAACTATATGATAAGTTCGCTTATTCCAAACAAATTAATTTTAAAGATATAGAAAAACTTAAAATTAATGAAGAAATATTAAAAAGATATTCACAAAAAACAACAAAAACCCTTTATAAAGAATTGAATATGATTGAATATATTAAGGCAGTAATTAAAGATATAGAGGACAAACCTTTGTCTATTAAAGAACAAGTAAAATTCGAGATGGAGTTTCTTGAATATACTGATTATCAAAATGAAAGTGCAGGTGATAAATTTTATATAATTACTAAATTTGAGGTATATAAAGATAAAACAAAACCCTATGTAACTTTGCATCATGTAAGAACAGGAACAGATATGAAAACAAAAATTAAAGATGGAAAAATATTTGTTGAAAATCCATTCAAATTATACGATGTATTAAAAGTTAATGAATTCAAACAACAGTTTAAGACAAAAAATATCGGAGGAAAATGGCAAAAAACAAATGAAATAGAAGATATATTATTTGATTATGAGGTGTATTAATTGGCAAATAAAGTATTAGTTGAGTTTGAAGGTACAGTAATCTCTAATCCATTCAATGAAGAAGATTATAAAATATATGGATTAAAGGTTGATTATGATAAATTCCCTAATATTAAACCGAACAAATATCAAAATGTAAGTTTAGTTGGAAACCTTCCAGACCTTGAAGATGGAATTGAATATACTGTAAATGCGGAAGAGGTCAATGGTAAAAGTGGTATCCAATATAAGTTTATTAACATCAAAAGAGATAGACCTAAAACAGAAGCGTCAACTAGATTATTCTTACAAAGTATATTAGATAGTTATAGTCAAGTCGATGAGGTTATGCGTGAATATCCAGATATTATTGACAGAGTTATTAATAATCGTTTGGAAGATATTGATTTAAACAAACTCTATAATATTGGAAGGTTTAGATTCGATGTTATTAAACGTAAAATAATTGAAAATTTTGCACTAGCAGAGATGGTTACGGAATTTAAAGGATTTATCGAATTTAAAATCTTAAAGGCATTGTATGATAAATATGGGTCAGTCGATATGATCAAAGAGAAACTACAAGATAATCCGTATAAGTGTTTGTGCGGATTATCCAGAATAGCCTTCAAAACAGCAGACAAGATACTTCTTGGATTTAATAAAGATTGTATAGCAACAAAGAAAAAAGGAGAAATTCCTCCAATCGATTTCACTTTTGATTTGCAAACTTCTAGTCAAAGACAAAAATCTGCAATCATGTTTCTACTAGAAGAAAATGAGAATGATGGTAATACAAAAATTGATATCAAAGTCCTAAGAAAACAATCAGAAGCATTAGCAAAGAAATGTATTGAACACTTTGTTGATATTATTAAGAATGATAAAGATATTCATTTTGGCAAAGCGACAAATACAGTTGCATTAGAGGAAACGTATCAAACTGAAGTATATATTGCTAATAGGATTTTAGAAGGGATGAAGGTAGAAAATCAATGGAATATAGATACTGAAAAATATAAGATAAATTCCGAAGTAACTCTCACAGATCAACAATATAAAGTTTTACCTATGGTATGTAATTCTAATGTGTCTATACTAAATGGGTTTTCCGGTTCAGGCAAGAGCCAAACAACTAAATCAGTAATTGATATGCTAAAAGATAATAATAAATCATTTTGCTTATTTGCTCCCACTGGTAGAGCTGCAAAGGTTCTTGCTGAATTCACTAAAGAAAATGCTTCAACTATACACAGAGGATTAGCGTATATTCCTCCAGAATGGGGTTACAATGAGGAGCATAAATTACCTTATTCCGTAGTTATAGTGGATGAATTTTCTATGTGCGATGTCTTTCTAATGAAACATTTATTAGAAGCAATTGATTTTTCTAAAACTAAATTACTGATGATTGGTGATAGTGCTCAAATTCCTTCTGTTGGAGCAGGAAATGTATTCTATGATTTAATTAATTCAAAACTAATTCCTATAGTTTCTCTAATACAAATATTTAGATATGGAGAAGGAGGAGTATTAACTGTAGCAACAAAAACTAGAAATAGCGAAAAGTTTCTAGCAGACCATCAAAAACCACAAATATTTGGCGATGATAAAGGTTATATGTTTATATCTATGCAACAAGAACATATAATTAAAAATATTGTTGCATTGTATCAAAAACTATTAACTTCAGGAAATTCTATAGAAGATATTATGATTTTATCTTCATACAATGTAGGTGATTATGGTACAGTAGCAATAAATAAACATCTACAACCTATTGCTAATCCTAATGTAATATTGAAAGGTATTAACATTCAAATTGGGGATACTAAATTTTATAAAAATGATTTGGTAATTCAATCAGTTAATAATTATAAAGCAATAAGATATAAAGAAGATGGTTGGATAGACGAAGATGATAAAACATTTGTTGCAAATGGAGAAATTGGTAAAATAATTAAAATTGAATATGGTAAAGTAATTATTATGTTTGATGAATTGGTTGTATATACTAAAAATGATTTATTAAATGTTAAATTGGCTTAT